TATGCGGCTTTCAATAAGGGAAAGTACGACGACCAGGTTGACGCAGGTTCTATGGCTTTCAGTAAGCTGCAGGTAAGCGTCAATCCGTTGGATATGGTGGCATTTGTATGAGTATTCTAGACCATTATAAACGTGTGGCGGGAGTGGTTCAGGCGGGTGAAACGGCAATTCCGATTGGATTCTCGGATGCCAGCACCAAAGCAATGTTGGAGAACGTACCTTATTGGCTGCAGGAAACAGGTCGTGCCGAGCAGTTTACCGTGCCGGAGTTATCGCTGGCGAAAGCACAAGAAGAGCTATTCTTACGGCTTTCGTGGGTGGCAATTGCAGTAGGACATAAAGCAGCTCAGGCGGCGGGGACGGACTTCAGTGTGAAACGTTTGGAGGCAGAGGAAACCTTCGAGATCACCAATCACCCCTTAGAGCTTCGCATGATGCGCCCGAATCCACTGCAAAGCCGATTCGAATTTCTGGAAGCCACGTTTGCTTTTAGGGCGCTGACAGGCAATGCGTATTGGTGGCTGAACCGAATGGGCCCTGATGACCAGCCGGAAGAGATCTTCGTAATCCCTTCCCATAAGATCAGGCCGGTGCCAGATGGCAATATGTTCCTGCGGGGGTATGTGTATGACCCTGGGGACGGTCGGGAGATCCTGTTGGAGACGTGGGAGATTGTGCATTTCAAGCGCTTCCATCCGCTGAATTCGTATGTGGGTTTATCTCCGATCGAGGCGCTGGCCACGGTGGCGGTTGGCGATTTGAAGATGCAGGAATGGAATAAGAATTTCTTTGCCGAAAATAATGCCAAGATGCCGGGGTTGCTTGCCTTTTCGGATCCTATTGGACAATCGGATTGGGCGAAGTTGAAGAACCAGGTCAAAGAAGAGCATGGCGGCACCAAACGAAATTTGATGATGCTGCAGAATGTTGGCAAGGGCGGCGTGGAGTGGGTGGCCACGGCGATGAGCCAGAAGGATATGGAGTTTCTGGCGGGCCGTAAGCTGAACAAAGAAGAGATCTATGAGATGTATGCCCCGGGGCTAACATCGATGCTCTCGCAAAATTCTACGGAAGCCAACTCGAAGGTTGGCAAAACAGCCTTTATGGAGCTGGCGGTGTGGCCAGATCATGTGGCGGTGGCCGAGAAAATCACCAATGATCTACTGCCAGTGTACGGCGATAACCTGGTTGGTAAGTTTGCCGATGTGCGTCCCACGGACCGGATGTTGAGCTTGAAAGAACAGGAAGCTTATGAACGGACGCACACCATCGACGAATCACGAAAGAAGTATTACCGAGAAGAGCCGCTTCCTGATGGCCGGGGCGAGATTCTGATAAGTGAAATCCACCATACTGGCGGTTCTGGAATGGTGAGCAAGGAAGAGATCGAAGAAAGCGAGGCACAGTTCAGCGGCGGTGGGACGTTGACCAGCTCGCTGGAAGCAAAGGCCAAGGAGCGAGATCAGTTCAGGAGATTTGCACAAAGACGGATTGACGAAGACAAGAAAGCCAAGATTAGTGATTTTGTCTTCAAACATTTGAGTGCTGGAGAGCAGATGGCATTGAAAGCGGAGTATTTAGCGGACAGCGGGGAGCCCTTCGACGAAGCTCAGGGCAAGCGGTTAGCGGTTAGCGAATTGACGGAGAAACTTGAACAGGCTGTTGTGGCTCTGAGGGAAACCGCATGACGGATAGTAAACAACTACTGGACCGTCTGCGGCAATTGATTGAACGCATGGAAGAGCGTGGCGTGGATGATGACTCGATTGAGTTTGATTTTAGCCTTGATGACGACAGCGGTGAGCGTGAGTTGCATTTGAGCTGGAGATACAAGGAATGACGCTGGTTGCTAATGAGCGCTTATTGATATATGAAACGGTGGCCGAGGTAGGCGATTATCTCATGGCGTGGGGTGTAGACCTGCCGGAGATTGTGGCCAAGGCTGCCAGGGACCCAAAGGAACCGGGTCGTGGTCGTAAGCTTGCCGCGCAAGATGCGCTGTTCAATGCTGTGCGGAGATATTTCCGTAAGCAAAAAGGTTCTTTACAAACTGAATTAGAGAAAATACTACCTGCTCGCAAGGCGGTTGTTGATCTTTCTGTGTACGGTGAAATTCCATCGGTCACTGAGCTGCGAGACCCCGGTGCGGAGGCCGCACTTCTTGAATTGAATGTCGCTATCGCTCAGGATGGGGTGGAGTTGTTCGCTGAACAGCAGACGATTGGCCTGGATTGGGATCTGGTAAACGTGCAAGCAGCGGAATGGGCCAAGTTTTATACCACTGATTGGCTGATGGGCTTGGATGAAACCACGCAGAAGGCTGTGAGCAACGCTGTACAAGCATTTGTGGAAACGCCAGGGATGACCCTAGGGGATGTAATGGGGCGTTTGCCCTTTGGCGAAGAGCGGGCCCAGCGGGTTGCGGTGACGGAGATCACTCGCATTTATGCCGAGGCGGACAAGCTTGCTGGTGAAGAGCTGCAAAAGAAGTTCCCTGATGTGCAGGTGGTGGCCACCTGGTGGACCAATGCTGATGGGCTCGTATGTGATACCTGCCGACCGAAGAACGGGAAAGAGATCACAGATGGTGAAAGCCCACCTGCTCACCCTGAGTGCCGGTGCTGGCGAAGTACAACGACACGTATCCTGGACGAAGCAGAAATAATAGAGCCTGAGCTGCCGAAAGAGCCACGTAAGCCTGATGAACCAGCGGGGCCAAATGTCAACTTGCCTTCAGTTAGTGATGCTTTGGAAATGCCACAAAGAGGCAAGTACGCCGAGAAATACCGCCGCACTATGGATGCGATTGATAGCACCCACGGAGATGGCGAATTACCAAAGATCCCAGTGAAAGGATCTTCTGCGAAGGGCTATTACGGCCAATACAAGCATTATTTTGATGGAAGGCCGGTAGATATTCGAATTGCGTACAAAGGGACCCATCACGAAACCACACTGGCGCATGAAATCGGCCATTTCTTAGACCACCAGGCGATCGGCAAGAAAGGGATATTTGAATCGGAAGCCGCATTTCAGTTCAAAAGCAAGCTGATGGAGAAATGGGAGCATGCGATTTCAAACAGCGAAGCCTATCAGAAGTTGGTTGATATGTTGAAAAATCCGACTTCGTATGAAGTTGAAATTGAAACCCTTAGCGGGTTCAAGTTCACGACCAAACCGGATCATGCCCATACTCGTTATTTACTTCAGCCGAGAGAGTTGTGGGCCCGAAGCTATGCTCAATATATTGCGGAGAGCAGTGGAAATGAAGTGATGCTGGAGCAGATTACCAAAGAAGTTGGTGACAAGATCTACGGCGTCAGGCAATGGAGCTCAGAAGATTTTGCGCCCATCAAAAAGGCCATTGATGAAATATTTATTGAATTGGGATGGATGCAATGAGTTTATCTGAATTGGCCCAAGAAGTTGGCGATGAAAAAGCCGTTCAGTATGCGATGGAGCACCTGAACATGACGGATCACTATGCAAGGTTTGTGCTTGCTATGGAACGTGGCGAATTGGATAGCGACATTGTCGTGGTGGAAGAAGACGAAGAATGACCAAAGTCAGTATTCGTGTAGAAGGTTTGGATAAGCTGCGGGCGGCGCTGCGTAAGTTTCCGAGTGTTGTGGCTCAGGATCTGGCGCAGGCTGGGAATGAGGCAGCGAACCTGGTGCTAGACACCGAAGGTGTGCGCAGCTATCCGCCAAGCACAGAGGCGAACCTGGCACCGCCGCCGTATTACGTGCGAGGCAGAGGGATGCAGTATGCCAACCGCAATGACGGACGTTCTGAGCGCTACGGAACTAAGTTCACGGTGCAGAACAAGGGGTATGGCACAGTGATTGGCAACACGGCCAGCTATGCACAGTACCTGGCAGGGGCTAAACAGGCAGGTCACCTGGCGGAGAAGGGCTGGCGCAAGCTGGCGGATGTTGTGAATGAGAAGATGGGACGCATTGAGCAGATTTATGCTCGATGGGTTGAACGTGCTCTAAGGAGAGCGGGATTATGACGACATTATTTGTAAAAGCTGTTGGTGATTGGGTCTTAGAAGTATTGGGCGTGCCGTTTGGCGGTCCGTTCAATGGCAAAGATGCTGATGGTGAGTATTTTTCTTCCCGAAGCAACCTGCACGCTGATAAGTACCCAGCTATCCCGGCAGTTTATTACCACGGTTTGGATGCTGACGGCAGGCCCAAAGGGAAACCAGAATACATCGGCAAAGCTGAATTCGTGGAGATACGCACGGACGGCGCCTGGTACCAGGTGGTGCTGGACAAAGCCAATGAATATGCCAAACGCGTCTGGGAAGCGGCAAAGAAGAAAACAGCCCGAGCATCGAGCGGATCGATCCCGCAGTTGGTGCGGATTGCTGCCGATGGACATATTGACGAATGGCCAGTGGCCGAAATGACCTTACTGGATGCGGAGAAGTGGCGCCAGCCGGTCAATAATTATGCGGTGGTTGTACCGATGATGAAAAGTATTTATGAAAAAGCTGGAATTGTGATGCCTGATTTTGGCGAGCCAGAGGCCGAAGGCGGAGCGGGTTCTATGGAATTAGACCCGGCCAAGGCGGCGAACCAGGATGGGAATGATGATCCCAGCGCTATCTCAACCTTGCAGATTAAAGCAAGGGCTTATTTACTAACTGATGGAGAATAGAAATGAAACTGAAAGAACTACTCAAAAATCTACGGGTTCAAATCAAGGCGCTGGCCGACAAGGAGAACTTGACCGCGGAAGAAGCCAAAGAACTTGATTCCCTGATGGGCCAGGCTGCCACAGTCAAGGCTCAGATCAAAGCTCAGGAAGAAGTTGCTGAGCAGGAAGAGGAAGAGCGCCAGGAGGCTGCCAAAGCTCGCCAGGCTGAGGTCGATGAAGCGGTCGAAAAAGCCAAGGAAGAGTGGAAGAAAGAGGCTGCCAAGGGCAACCGTCTTCCCGACTTCGACAAGGATGACACCCCTGGTGTTGCCAAGTACGGGGAGCTGTGGAAGTACGACGATGTTGATGAAGGCGCTTTGGCGCTGGGTATCGGCGTTCTGGATGCTGCCGAGCGCAGCGGGCGCAGTCATTACGGCCCAAGCGAGAATATGGCCAAAGCGTTGGCCATCCGCATCGCCGAGAGCGATAACCCCAATTTCATTCGCCCCAAGATGGCCATGAAAGCCGCTCAAATGCCCATGAAAGCCAACGAGTTGAACCAGAGCACCCTTTCAAGCTATGGTGATGAGTGGATTGGCGTTGCTTATTCCAGCCAGCTCTGGGAGAGCATTCGCCAGGATACGCCCATTGTGGGCAAGATCCCCACCGTTGTGGTGCCGCAAGGTTCCGAGAGCGTGGTGATCCCCTTGCAGTCAACCCCGCCAACCTTCTACAAGGTGGCGCAGGCCAGCGCACAGGCGGCCAACCCTGGAGCCATCACCCGCACGGTGACCACATCCAAGATGGGCACCGCCAACCAGACGCTCTCTGTGGGCAAGATGGGCGCAGCCACATATTACACCGGCGAATTGGAAGAAGATTCCCTGATCCCCTGGCTGCCTGAACTGCGTGATGC